TAAATTCTTTTGAATCTAAGTTTTCTAATGTTGTAGCTTCACCCTTAATATGATTATAGAACCTACCTTCTTTTTTCTTAAACTCTTTTATAAAACCTTGTTGAGTATCTGTGTTTATATAATCACAATACCAACCTTTAGTGTTTGTAGATGTAGAATTACCATAGTTATTTGTGTAAACTCTTGATGGAGATCCACCATAATTTAATGTTTTGAAACCTTTAATAGTTTCTGGCATTTCATTTATTAAAAATGTAACAGACGATTCATACTGTACTCCATAGAAATTATTTCTAACAGCATTATCATGTACAAACATTTCACCATTTTTGAAAGAGTAGTACTTGTTATTTAAAGATATTGCACCTTCTGGTATGAATGATTTAAAACTAGGAAATCCTTTTACTTTTTCGTCAAAAGCAACTGTTTGTCCGTCTAAAGTTAAATTGTATAAACCTTTGCTACCATCGTAACTACCTAATATCAATGTTGAACCTGGTAAAGTGTCTTTAAAAAAGTCTCTCATACCATGTTCTGATATTGCTGTTAAACCATCTCTTGATAATCTAATAACAACACCTCTTGATTTGTCTGTAAAATAACATCTATAAGCATATGAAGCAAAAGACTCTGGGTTTTTTGATATACCATACTCACCTATGAAAGGAACAGCTTGACCTAAAACTCTATTAGTAGCTGTTAATTGTGGGTTACCACTTGCTTCAAATATTGCATCTTTATTTGCTAAAACTTTTAAACACTTGTCTTCGCATAAAACTATTAAATCTGTATTTCTAGCGTGTAGCTTTTGTATACCTCCGTAATGTGGATTTAAATCTTTAGTTATAGCTTCACCTTGTATAAACTGATTAAGTTTATTAACACCGCTTGTTGAATTAAATATACCTGAGTATATTAAACCATTTTTTCTTCTTTCTTCTTTATACGGCTCGTCTAAAACAGCTGACACTTTAACTCCTTTACCCATTCTAGGAGCATTATAATCATCATTTATTCTATCAGACTCTACACCGTTACCAAATGAGTAGCAGTTTTTAAAATCTAATGCGTGTGTACTGCCATGTTCAGATATTGGTCTTGATAAACCAGTTTCGTAATAAAGATCTAACTCAACAGTTTCTTTAGGCTCTGTCTCCCATATAGCCGGGTTATCAGATGTTAAAACTTCAACATCTGTTGTTATTACATTTTGTAATATCTGTATTTCATCAGCATAGTTAGAAGCGCTACCAGATGAAGGAAAAGTAAAAGGATCTTCATATGGAGTACCATTTTTATGATGCTCAAAAGTTATTTTGTATCTTCTCTGTTTACTTGAGAATAATTTTTTTCTACCGTTTCTCCTATATTTATAAACTACTTCGCAGTTTGTTACTTTATATATTTCACCTAAAGCGTCTGCTTGACTACCTTTAAATCTAAACAACGTACCGTGTTGTTGTAATGATCCTAAAAAATCATTAGGAACACCGTGACTTGCACCAAAGTTTTTCTCACCACTTTTAGGTCCACCTGCGAAAACAACTGTCATCTCATGGGATCCTAACTTAGGGTGACCATTATTAGCTTGACTTACTTTATTGTGTCTAGCTCGTGTATCAAACCATGATGCTTCAGATGTTGAATCACCAGGACCGGTGTTTGGACAGTTTTCAAATATAGTTCTAGCATCCGATATACCATACTCTTCGTTTTCTTCCGGAAAGCTAGCTATAATGTTAGTGTCAAAATTACCATCTCTATTTATTTTAACAAAAAATCTACCATAAAATTCAGCTTTTCTTTCAAATTTTTCTTCAAAGAGTGTTATTTCAAAAGCATTACCAGATGATAAACCACTAACCATAGTGTCACCAGTTTTTATAGGTTCTTCTAATGTTATTTTATATATATGTTTTTTATTAGCAACGTTACCATCTTGATCACCAGTTGGACCACCGCTAAGCACCTTGTATTTATCTGTTTTAACACCACCTACAACTATTTGAATTACAGCGTCTGATGAGAATCCTTCACCAAAACTAGGGTTCGCGACTGGATCTGGTCCTAAAAACTCAAATGATATACTACCAATTTGTGGTATACTAGATGATCTAGCTATTACATCACCAGTTGCTATAGCTCTTTCTTTTAATTTAAGAAAATCAGGAGCATCATTTGATATATCTAATATCTTATATCTAGACTTTGTTGTTACAAAATCATCAGAATCATGCTTTTTCTTTAATATTAAATAAGTTTCTTCATCAACTTTGTTTCTTTCAGATGATGGAAAGCTTAACCAAACATTACCATCTTCAGCTAGATAATATCTATCCATAGCTAAATTATAGTACTCGTTAGAAGTTTCTTTTACGTAGTATTTAAAATGTGTTGCCCAGTCTGGTGGCTGATTATTTAAAGTAACGTTTACTGCATTTACTGTTTTTGCATAGTCTTTACTAGTTTGTTTTGAAGCGTTTGAGCTAGTAAATACAGGTGATTGTCTATTATATTGGTCTATATAAACGACACCTGCTTGATATGTTCTAAGTGATTTTATAGATAACTGAGGTTCTTTAACCGTTGTAATAGCAGTTTGTGAGATATTCATGCTAATATCAGGTTTATTGAAATCAGGTATGTCGTAGTTTTGTAAGTAGTTAGCGTATATGAGTCTATTAGCTGTAACTTCTTGAGCGAGTGCTTTTCTTGGCACGTTATCCCAAGGTCTAATCATTTGATTAGTTTCTACAGTCTTACTTATTATTTCTGACTCTAACTTATAGTCGGTAGGAAAAGTGCCATCAGAAGCATACTTAAGTGTATCTACAACATATACATTACTGTTGTTTGTTTCTTTATAAAGTATATCAACCTCTTCAACATCAACAGGTCTTGACTCTGTTATATTTATTGTTAACTGTCTTAGATTGTTTATCATACCATCGTTGTAGCCGTTAGTAGATAAATATTCAAAAGTATCAGGTAAGAATGCTAACTCACTAAAAGGTGAAAATGTAGAATATTCACCAGAGTAATATTTCCATCTATAAGCAAAGCTTACAAATTTCTTTTCAAACAATACACCTTCTTCACTTAATATAGCTTCCCATTGTAAAGGAACATAAGGTATTTCTACAGGAATACTTTGTATTATACATGTAAATGTATTATTAGCGCTTATAGCGTTTATTAATAGTTTTATTTCAAATGTTTCTTGTTGGCCTAGATCTTCATATATAGCCGTACAAGTTATTATATCACCTACTATCCAGTTAGGTAGCGGTGAAAATGTTAAAGGTAAAGAAGTTCCAGCTGCTTTTGCAACACCTTCTGAATCTGTAAACGTTGTGTTAACTGCATTACTTACATTAACTGATGATGAACCAGTACCGTTACCACCTCTTGTAGAGGAGCTCATTGTTAACGTTGGTTTACCCATTGGGGCTTTTTTAGCTACAGTTGTATGTTGTTCTGTAAAACTAGAAGCTGCTGATAAATTTTCAGGAAGAATTTTTTGTCCAGTATATTTAGTATGTGTTGTAAAGTTCGAGCTACAACCAGACTTAAATATCTCTATATCTATTTTTTTAGGTTCTTTTTCACCATCTGTCCACATTAACATACCATCTAACACGTTTATACCTGTTATATACGTGTTTGTTTCAAATCCAAGTATATTATTTGCATCTACTAATACTGGTGATATTACACCGGTATTGTCATCGTACTCAGCAATACAATCAGCCTCATCAGCTTTTATAAACCAATATATTCTATCGTTCTCGTTGTTTAACTTAGTACCAACACAAATTGCATTAGTTAAACCAAAGCTATCAGTACCCCAATTGCTAGTTATAGTTTTTTTATTTGAATCGTAAACTTTACCTAATACCTGTGTAGTTCCTCTAACATTTTGAACAGTACCTACATCATCACCATCAGATGTAGACATCTCAATATTAAGAGCGTCTCTATACTCTCCATTAGGTACTAATCTCTCGTCCAGGTCTTTATTCATTTTACCTGAACGGAAGTAATGTTTAATATCTGGCATATGTATTAGTGTTTAATTACTTTAGATTTACCTCTCATCACTTGAGCAAGCTCTTCTATTTTTAAATTTGATAATCTTATTTTAGCATTTCTTATAGCAACAAATCTTTCTCTTTTTAATAAAGGTATATAATTAGGCGAAACACTAGTATGTGTACTAGCTATTGCGTATGCTATTGATTTATACATAGCTTCTTCAGCAAATTTATGTACTATCATTTCATCATCACTTCCCAAACCATCACTAATATATTTAAGGACAAGTATCTTACCACTCATTGAACTACTTAGGTTTATATAACCTTTATGTTCATCTATGTAAAATATTCCATTAAATTGAGCATGTTCTGGTTCTAAACCAAATCTTCTACCTTGAACAGATTCAAAATCGTCATCACTTCTTTTAGGATCGTTTAATCCAGATTCATCTTCATTTGCGCCTTGGTATCTAGTCCATTGTGTAGAATCACTTAAATATAATAAGCTACTATCAGCTTGAAACAAATATTCTCCGTTAGCATCCTGAGCATATGATATTGGGTTACCTGTTTTTCTAGCAGGATATAATATTCTTTCAATACCATCATTATCTATGTAGCAAACTTTTATGTAATTAACATAATCATGTGGTAAAGCTACTCTTAACGAAGGTGTAACTTCTACCTCCATAGATTTACTAGACTTAAAAGTATCATAGCTTAATTCTTGTATTGCTCTTTGAGCATGAAATGCAACATCTGCTTTTCTTACCTTAGGTATTATCTTGTTGCTACCAACATAACTTATAATAAAGTTGTTTATAATAGTTTGTAGTGATATAAACTGATAATTACCATATTGAGGATTTATTATTCTAACTGTAACTATAGATCCTACTGCAACAGGAGAGGCTAATGTTACTGTATATGTAGTAGGATTAAAAGCAAAGTCAACACCAATAGTTGTTGTACCACTTACAACAGTATCTACTCTAATCTCACCAGCAGATTCTGGCATAGTTGCTAAATTATTAAGCAGTGTTTGATTTGCTGGAAATGTTAAAACATATTGTCCAGCAGTACCACCACCACTTGCTTGTGCAGAAGTTGTAGCAAACTCTTGAGCTCCGTAATATTGTTCGTGTGTTCCTTCGAATAGTGGCATAATTATTTATTTTCTTGTTGAATGTTTTGTGCTTCTTCCGCAGCAGCAACTTGATATACTTGTGGATCTTTAATTTCAATACCAGCAAGTTCTAATATTTTAATAACCAGTTCAGACTCGTCTGATTGGTGTAATTCAAAATCTTGACTATTGTTTGCGTTATATAAAGCTTCGTCTAAAACAGTTGTATAAGCCCACTCTACAGTAATAGGTCTAGCTATATAGTTACACACTACGTTGCTAGTTATACTTATAGGATAAATTTGTATTGATCTTGATAAACCTATTTCATTATTAGTTGTTGCAGTTTGCGCGTTACCACTAGCATCGTCTGGTACAACGCTACTAGTTCTAACATAAACAGGTCTTGTTAACGACGGTGCCGTTAAAGGGGAGTTTTGTATATGATGTATTTCGTTTTGACTAATTTTTTCAACTTCTACATAACCACCTTTGTGTTTGTAGTAAATTTCACCTAGTCTATAATAAGAGGGAATAGTACCCATACCGCCTTCACTAGCATCACCTGACATTACAACCGGTTGTCTGTATCTTTCGAATATATCTATTTTTTCTTCTATTATATCTACTTGATCCGAGTATGTAAAATCGTTTGAAGGTAATCTATTTAAAGCGTTTAAATCATAAAAATATTGCTCAAATATATCCATCTGAGCTTGGTTAGCATATAGATTAAATTCTTGAGGAGTTATAAAACCTCTCTGTTCTTTATTAGCTATCGCTAAAACTCTTTGATATACTGTATCTATATTAACTGCCATAATTGTTTTTGTTTATAGTAAGTAACCACCTCATAGAGATGGTTACCTCTATAAGTGATTATTATTTCATTTTTTTCTCAACAGCTCCTAAAACTTCAACACCATCATCTGTTTTAAACCAAGCAGCTAAAGCTGAATATGGGTTTTCTTCAAATGGTACTTTAAATAGTTTTCTACCGTTGCCCCATGTGAATTGTTTACCATCAGGGGATAATTGTATAATGTTTGCTTCTACAGCCTTGATTCCAATGTTTCTTAAATGAACATTATCATCTTGAGCTAAATCTATAAAAGCTTCAGGATTATTTTTAGCAAAAACTAAAGCATCTCTTTTAAGTTCTTTAGTAGATAACTTGCTAACTTTATTTCCTTTTTCAACTCTTAATATAGCTTCTAACTCATCTATTTCAAGTTTTTTAGCTAAATTTAAAGCTTCAATTTCTAGTTCGATCATATCAACTTCATTTTCAGCATACACTTGTGGTGTATATTCAAAATATAATTTACCTTTTTTAGGGTGATATAATGATAACAATTTTTGTAAAGCTGGCTGGCTTTTTGGTACCGATAATCTACCTTCTTTAAAAAATATGTGACCTAAAGTTGAATAACCTTTTTGTAGATCTTTAATTGGCGATCTTTGATTTGTAGCATATCTAAGTTCTCTATTATAACCTTGTTCTTCATCAAACCATAATAAAGGTTTTCTTCTTGTATGCTTACTTTGTATTGTCATGACAGGTGGTTGATTGTCTCCAGTCAACATATAAACTCTGTCTTTAATTTCCCAACCTTTTTCTGCGGTTGGTACGTTTTGTTTTTCCATAATATAATATAATTAAAAAGTTTGTAAAAATAAAAGCTAGGGGCCGAAGCCCCTTTGCTTTTAAGTAATAATTGTTATGCTTTAAGCAATACGAAGTTATTCGCAGCTTGTACACATAAACATCTTTCTGATAAGAAGTTAACAACCATTTCATCAGCAGATGATGTATAGTTTCCACCTACAGATCCAGTGATCCAAGATTTCATTTTTCTATCATCAGCCTCAGAAGCTCTATATCTTACGTGTAAGAAAGGTCTTTGGATGTTTTTACCCATTGATTCGTCGTAAACTGTTGAAGTTCCAGCAGGAACGATAACACCTTCGATGTCTCCAATAAGTCCTCTTGTTACAGAGTCATTTAAGTATTTCCAGTCAGACTTGTAGAAGTCATAAGAACCTCTTCTGAAACCAGAGAAGCCTAGGTTCAACGCCATATCTTCAGAGTTGTTGAATACTCCGTAAGAAGTACCACCAACACCGTAGTTATTTTGTGAAGCTAACATGTTGTCAATTTCTAAAGCAGTAGATCTGTCTAGGAACATCATGTTTTCTTCAATAGCACCTTGCTTATCTAATTCTTGAAGAATAGTATCAAACTCATTCATACCAACGTGTGCGTTAGCAGCGATTTGATCTGTAACACCACCAGTGTCAACAACATCAAAGTCAGTACCAGTCCAAACCAATCCTCTTGCTTCTAGAGCAGAGAATAAACCTTGAGTACCACCAACCGCGAAGTTAGATGTACCTTGGAACGTGTGGTTTGAAGGCATTGCTACCTGCTCACCTTCAATCATAGCCATTTCTAGGTAATCTTGAAATCTTAATCTTGCTTCGTGCTCTGATTTTAAATACCATAAGTATCCAGAAGCTCCGTTTTCAGATGTAACTTCAACCCAACCGATCTGTGCAGTGTCAGAACCATTAACTTGGTATCTGTCTCTTAAGATAGCTGGTTTGTTGCTAAATCTTGTGAAAGAAGCATCAATAGATCTTGAATCTTCAGAAGATCCTTTGATATATTCAGTTCCGTAAACAAAGATGTTAAGGTCATCACCGTTAGCGAAGTTTACAGCACCAGTAGCACCGGAAGCATCGTCAACGTTAGATAATCTTCTTTGAGTATATGGAGCAACTGTAATAGTAGTTGATCCACCACCTGATACAACTAAACATTTTAACACTTTAGCATTGTCAGTTGAAGCAACTACAATAGTATCGTGGTTTTGTATTAAGTTAGAAGCAGGTAAAGTAATTGTGTTATTCGCGGCTGCAGCAATTTGCACTGCGTTTGCACCGTCGTTGTAAGATTCAGCAGAATACGCAATGTGTAATCTACCTTGCTCAGACCAAATTACTTGATCAGAAGCTAGTGGCATTTCTGCACCAACCATCTGTAAGAAGCCAGAGATAGTTCTTTTACCGTATCTCTCTACTTCTTTTTCATAAATTTCCGGTAAAAATTGCTGTGCAAATGTACCGCCGCCAGAGGCGCTGTCGAACGACAAGTAGTTATCTGAAAATAACGACTGAGTCGGTCTTGGAGTTAAGTGGTTCTGGTAAGAACCTGAACTTGAAAAAGGCATAATTTTTAATTTTTAATTAGTTAAACTTTATTTTTTGTTAAATCTAACTTTGAACGCATTAGAGTCGTTGCCTGTTATAGCTCTAACCTTCATACCACCAGCCTCAACAGTTTTATGTGTTTGTCTGGGGTCCATGCTCACGTTTTTTGCCTTAGCAATACTATCCTTGATAGCATCTGCTCGGCCCTGCTCATAGAAATGGTTAGCAACTATGTCTGGGTTCATAGCTGTAAATAAAGACTTGTGGTAACCTGTAGCATCTTGCATTTCGTTGTTTTTATTTAAAAACCTTTTAACGAAATTACTGATGTCACTTTGTTCGGTCTTAATTTTATCAGCATCTTTAACATTAAACCTGTATCGTTTTTCTCCAACTTTGTATTCAAAACCTTTGAAATTAGGATTAAAAACTTTACTAGTTTCATTTTTAAATATAGATGCTTGATGATCTTGAACTTTCTGACTCTGGTCTTGCTCATCGTTATATCTATTAAAGAATTCAACAGCTTTTTGTTGTTCCGGTGTTAACTTAACACCAGCCTTGATTTCTTTATAGTATTTGGACTTTAACCCGTCCAGGTGGGTTTTGGCATTTGCAACTTGCTCTTTTAACGCCAGTTTTTTTCTACGAATATCTCTTTCACTATCTGATTCTTCATCAAAAGCGAATTGATCTTCCATTAAGAAACCAATTTCCTCATCATCAAGATGTGGTTTGGTTTGTTTATAGTATTCTTTTAGTAGTTGGTTTTGATCATAACTTGCATAGTCTTGATTTAATCTAACATACTCTTCTAGACTTCCGCCAGTTTCATTCATAAAGTCTACAACTTTTTGTATGTTTTCTGGTAGTGGTTCAGATTTTTCCTGTGACTCTTGCACAGCTTGCTCAACCTCGTCTTTTAATTCTTCTGTTTTAGCTTCAACTATTTCCTCTTTTTCTTCATCTGTTATCTCTTCAAGAACAGGTGTATCTTTTACCTCTGTTTCTTCTTCAGGAGTAACTTCTTCTTCTTTAACCTCTTCAATAACAACATCTTCTTTAGGCTGCTCTTCTTTAGGTTCTTCTTTAGGTTCTTCCTTAATAGTTAAATCTACTTTAGCTATTTCACTTTCTTCAACCTTTTCAACCGGTTTAGATAAATCTACTTTAATCGGTTCGTTAGGTTTGTTAGCAAATCTTTTTGCTTTTGGCTTTATTTTCATATCACCACCTTCAGTAATTGCAGCTTCTTCTTTTTTTGGAGCTGCCTCTACTGGTTTTACGGATTGAACTTCTTCAACCACTTCTTCTTTTTTTGACATAATATAATATTATAAAATTAAACAAATTATCTAGGATCGAAGCCACTCATATCTATGCCTCCACCTAGTATATCATTACCTGAAGACTCAAACTTTTTAGCTTGATTTTGGGATTTTCTTCGCTCGTCTCCTTGTAATTTTACTCTTTGATCTTTACGATCTTCTTTTAAAGTTTCTTTTTTATCAGTTAACGCGTCTTGCTTTTGTTGCATTTGCATATTTAACTGAAACTCATAAGCCATTAATTCTTTCTTTAACTGCATTTCTTGTTGCAGCTTTTGAGTAGCTATTTGTGCTTTAACTTGCTCTAACTGAGTTTGCATTTGAACTATAGCTTGTTGCTTTTGAACTTCAGCTTGAGAAGCCATTTGCTGTGCTTCACCATTAGCTTTAGCTTGAGCTTCTATATTTCTTTGTTGTAGTTCTTGATCTCTTTCTTGTTTCTTTTTTCTACGTATTTTTAATAACTGATTAGCTAACTTAACGTTTTTAATCATTCTAAGATCAATAGCATCTTCTAACTCTATACTTTGTTGAGTTAATGCCATTTGTATATTGTTTTCTAATAGTTGTTTTTCTTCTTCATCAGGCTCTAGTTCTAAAAATATACCAAAGTCATACAAGTGTAAATTAGACATTTCTTCTAATGTAGCAACATTGTGTGCACCTATTGACTGTATGAAAGCATCTTTTGTTGGTGAGTACTCTATAATATCAGATATTCTTAAAGATAAAGCTTCACAAACTTCAGCTGTTAAATATAAACCAGCTTTTAGTATATGCCTAGTAGCTGTATTACTATTAGCAGCAGCTATTTTTTGTATACCAACTAAAGCTTTCGCGTCTGGTGTGCTAGCATCCCTTGCCTCATTTAATCCGGTCACGTCTCTTATCATCTGCAGATAATAATTGTATGTCTGTATTAAACTTTGTAGCTTGCCACCGCCATTACCACTCTGTATTTCTTGAATAGGCACCTTTCCTGGGTTTGGATCTCCATCCATAGTTAAGGATCTACCGATTATACTACCAGTTTGAAAGAACATGTTTAATGCTTCTTGCGGGTTGTAGTTCGTGCCGTTACCAAGGTCTATCTCTGCAAGGCCATCAGCATCCATAAATATGCCGTCCGGTACCATTCGCGAAAGAACTTGTTGGAGTTTAAGGTGTGTTATTTGAATCATATCAGCAAACGAAGTACATCTACTCACTAGCGATTCAATTTTACCTTTATACATTCTTGGAGCAACTATATTATAGTTCATTTTAACTTTAGTAAAGTCACTCTTAGGTCTCATCATGTTTTTAGCTAACTCCCATTTAAGTAATTTATCACTACCTAATATAAGAGCTCCTTCATATAAAACCTCTATTTGTCTTTCTAACTTACCAAATCTTTGTTCTAAAGCAGCATCAACTATAGGGTTAAATGATTCATCTTTAACAATAACTTTTGTAGCTCCAGATGCTGTGTCTTTTACTTTATAAACTTCTTTTGAATAAGTTTTATAATTAAAGTACAATATTTGTACTTGATTTTTATCTATTTCATCATGGTCATGATGTGAGTTATAATAACCTGCTTTTCTAAAACTTTGGCCAGCTATTTCTTCTAACTCTTGTTGATCTAGATCAGGAAACTGTTTTACTAATTCATTTATAGGTATAACTTTTACCTCACCTACATAATATATATCGTCAAAATAAGGGTCTTGAGTAAAAGACCAAACTAAATTAGCAGGATCTACATAATCTATAGTAACACCTTGTGATGTATTAAAACCAGTTTTAACAGCTCCAATACCTAAAACAGTTAAATCATAGTAAAATCTTTTTCTTATTAACTCATACTTATTACCGTTAAGTAATACGTTTAAAGCTTGCTCTTCAGCAATTTCTACAGCTTGCTTATATGTAAGCTGCATGTGTAATTCTAGTTCTTCTTTGTTTTCTGGTACTAATTCTTCAGGGTTTTGTAATATACCTTCACCATAAAAAGCTTTAACTTCTTCGTTTAATTTTAAATTATTCATGTCTATTAAAAGACTTTCCATGTATTTAGTACGTTTATCAACACCGTAAGGATCTTGCGAATAAGCTTTTATATCATAAACTCTTTCAGCAATACCATTTACAACTATATCAACAAACTTAGGTATAATAGGTACTGGCTTCCAGTCTAAATTTAAATAAGACATATCACCATTAATAGATAATTCGTCTTTATATTTTTGTACAGACTGTTCTCCCCTAGCATACATTCTAAGTTTATGAAAACTATCCTGATTATTAGCAAATCTATAAGTCACTCCATCTCTAACGAACCACTCGCTTTCAATAGCTTTAGCTACCTTTAAGCCATATTCTTGACTCACCTTTTCTATATCGGGAGCAACCTGACTTGGAAAATATTCTTTTGTTATTGATTCGGCCATATTATTATTTTATTAACTTAGATAAGGTACCTTTGTTTTCATACCTTGAAATCTTTAAATTTAGTTTCTTTTTTTCTTTTAATGCGTTTGGAGTATATAAATGTCTATTACAACCCATAACAGCTAAACCACTACTGATAGCGGCATCAAATTTTGTTCTATTGTTTATATCAAATTTAGACCAGTCTTGTAAGGTTTCTGTAAAATACATACCACCTCTATCACCAACGTGATCTTGTATATACATTTCAATAGCTGCTGCATGAGCTTGTTTAATGTCTTCACTTGAGTTAGGTATTCCACCTATTTCTCTTTCTGCAACAGAAAGTTTATTCCAAGTTTTATCAGGTCTATTCATGCTAAAACCTCTATAACCACGCCTTCTCATGTAATACAATAGACGAGGTTTATTGTTCTCTGCTAATATAGGCATCCCGTAGAATATTAAAGCCATTAGAACATCTTCAAAGAAGATCTCAGCGGTCTGAGGTCTAGCTATATACTCTAAGAAAAATTGGTTTGGTGGACAATCCTCCATGCTGAACTTTGTTAAACCGTGTAAAGCACCTTTAGATCCTTTACCATCAACAGTTCCTGATATATCATAGCTATCACATCCAAAGCAACCTAAGTGTTCATTGCCAGGGTATTTTACACCATTTTTAATAATTACATTATTTTGTAACTCTTGTTTTGGCACCCATGATACTTTGAACCTACCGTTGGCATCTGGGTAAAACATTACCCTTGTATCTTTTATTCCGTTGATCCACTGGAAATTACCAGTTGAAACATAATCAGAAGCAAACTCTTCATTATAATCTATTTGTTCGTATATTTTTGCTAAATTAAATATACTATTTTTTGTTTCGTCTCTGAAAGCATGCTCTTCATTACGAGGAAACTGCCTATAAAATTCATTTAAAGCATCTCCATCATTTTTTAATCCATCAGCTTCATTTTGCCAATGATTTATAACACCTATATCTATGAAGTCCCCATGAGGTCCTTCAACTTCATTTTCTGGCGTATCGAATACAGGTAAGCCATAAGAATCAATGAATCCTTCGTAGTTCCATTCCATAGGTACGAACAAAGAATAGAGTCCTGAGCTTGTCTGTCCATTGCGGTTTCTTTTTGTAACATCAGAGTTTTTATATAATTTCTTGAAGTTATCACCACCTTTATCCAAAGCATTTGATGTTGATCCCATCATACACTTGCCGATAATTCTACTACCTAATCGTAGTGTTGTTTTTGTAACTCTCCAGTTATTTAATATGTTATTGGGTCTTTCCCACTTACCACTCTCATCGTGTACTAATAACTTAAGTTTCTCACCATCATAACTGTTATCACCTGTGTTTTTCCAATCAATAGTGGTATCTAATCCTTCTAACTGTTCTTTATTATCTGATGTAATATTTCTTCTTGTTAGTTTGCTAGCAGGTACTCTATATGCTAACTCTGTTTTAGGTCGATCCATACCATCTTGAATCGGTTTAAAAAAGAACGGATAGTTAACTGATATTGGAACTACCTTGTCTGTAAACATTTTTTTAGCATCTGGACCAGTCTTTGATAATATACCAAATCTTGAATCACTAGCTAAAGTTGCTTGATTTACAACCTCTCCTGATGCCATAAAAGAAAAACCAGAACGTCTGTTTTTTAAATAACACATTCCATAACATCTTTTATCAGCTTTGCAAGCTTCCCAGAATATATAAAATAATCTATTTGCTTCTCTAAAATCAGGTTTACCTACATCAATCTTGCTCCATTGTAAGTACATGTAATGGGTACCAGTTATATAAGTTGCTTTATCTTTATTATAAAACCAAAAACCATCATCTCTTTTACTAAACTCACTCTCTATGTAATCAATGTACTTACTTTTAAAGTCATTAGGTAAGTTTTTCCAATCAAATATAGTGTTTACACGTTGTAATTCTTTTGGGTACTCAGTTACTTCCCACTTATTAGAATCAAATTTATGTGTATTTTTTGGTGTC